CAGCGCGTTATCGTATGGCGCGAGGACCATATTGAACTTTGTTGGTTCTCAAAATCAAAATGGTTTGTCTACAACGGAACCTATTTCCTCCAAGACAAGGACGTAATAGACGGCGTTTCCCATTGGCAAGGAACCGACTGGCTGACCTCCAGATATTGTCCTCCTTACGGACCAGGAATCAAAAACTTTCTTCTTTACCATTGGTACAACCTGACCGATAAAGCCTCTGACGTAGCCCACGATCTTCGGCCTAAAGGGTGGACGAAGACGGCACAGTTGAGCAAAAAGGTTACGTTTTACAAGGACGCATCAGGAAAGATCATGAGCGGTATGCCTGAGAATCTTCCTGCGCCGCGAGGATACGAAAAGATTATTTGCAATTCCGCACATGAAGCGGAGAGGTTGTCGGAACTTCAAAGGCGACAGGAAAGGGTTGAGCATCGACGCCAGCAGGAACAAAGAGGGGCGATTGAAGCCGAGTTCATCGGCCAGATCAGGAGCGACCGTAGGACTTTGATGGCAAACGCTCGTGACAACAAAAACCGAGATTTTCTGCGCAGGGCTGAGGAAATGAGCGCAAACCGTTACGATCCAACAGCTTACGAACGAGAAAGCTATTTACATGCCGAAGCCTACGAAAGTCGGCGTTAACGGAAAGATATGAAGCAAAAAGAAAAAGTTGTAGACGATTGGAACGATTTGCTTTATGATGCGTTTAGCCACGTCTGAGGATGCGGCTCGTACCGGGAGGAAAGCGATGCGGTGTGTACCTTAGTGTAGAGACTCCCGTTAAAAATCAGACAGAAACCGTGCGCTGGCGCGTTCCCGACTGGGAAGCATCCGATTCTGAGAAGATCGCTTGGGTTGACTCGCAAGTAGAAGAGGCTGAAGGTTGGCTTGAAGGTCAGCCGTCCTATAAAAATCTAAATGCTAATCTGCGTGTTTTCGATGGAATTTTCAAAGATAAAACTCGGTCATCGTTGATAACAAACGAGTTACGATATAACATAAATAAATTTTGCACGACTATGGCTGAGGTCCGTGAAATTGCCGGATTCAGTTCCGATGTACCGAATTACAAAAAAATGGCAGAAATGCTTACAGGGGTAAGCAAAGCGGTTTATTTAGAAAGCGATTTTCCCCTCCAAATTTTGAAAGTTCTTCAATATGCCGTTGTGTTTGGCTGCGGCTACTTGTGGGCAAAGGTTCGCGGCTCTCAATATAATTTCGGCCCACGGGAGATGATCTTTGATGCGCTAGGACTCCTAGATGTAATGCCTACGCAGGTTCCGTCAAAGACTAATGATGTTCAAGATGCCTATTCCGTAACGGTTTACGATTACATGCCTATTGCCGAGGCGTGTGCAAGGTTTCCTCTATTCCAAGGAAAACTTCAAACAGTAGGACGTTCAAACTACAAATCTCTGATTCAGGCGCAGCGGCAGGATTTTGCTGCAACATGGCGTTATGGGCAAGTGGGCGAGACGCAGAGCAGGAGTTTTGGAAACCTCTACACAGAGATAAGGTACACATTCGTTAGGGACATACGGATAAATACAACTGGCTTGGAAATGAAGATGGGGGACGAGGGAACGTCCTGGTTTTATAAAGTACCGGCGCTAGGACAGGAAATCTTTGGAGGGATGAAGAATGGCCAACCTTACTATCGCCCTGCAATGGTGGAGGATTGCCGCATCTACCCTAACCTTCGGCTCATCATTACGTCTTCAGGACTCGACCAAGTTATGTACGACGGTACTTCTTTCGACTGGGACCCGGAAATTCCAATAATCCAATACACAGTAGACGATGTGGCGTGGGAGCCGTCAGGAAGATCGTTAGTAGGGGATGTAGCGTCAATCCAGACAACGATTAGGAAGCATGAGCGCAAGGTCGATCAGACCATGACGGCCAAAAAGAATCCTCCAATGGGATACGATTTGGATACCAACGGGGGAGCAAAGATTGAACACTTCGATATATTTGAGGAAGATGTTCGTCTAGGACTAGCAGGCGGTCAGGAGCCAACAAAGGCATTTCAATCCCTGCTTCCTGATACGGTCACGGTAGATAATATAGACTTCACTTGGCTGAAATACCTTTCAGAAAAACTCCTAGCGCAATTAGGATTAAACGATGTTGGCAACTTGGCGAACATGAAGTTGAATATCGCCAACGACACAGCGGACAAGGAAGTAGGGGCTATCGGTCCTATCGCCAGAGGAATTGCGATGAGGATTGAGAAGGCGAACAAAAAGCTGGGCGAGAGGATGAAGTACCTTATTCCTCAGTGGTTTGACGCTGCTAGACTGATAGAGTACGTTGGACCGGACGGCATAGCCAAGGAGATGTTCGATCTCAATCCTGACGACATGGTTCCAAGCCATTTGCCTGACGAGTTCATAAACGGAAATATGTATCCCACCACGCCGTCAATGTATGACAGGCTGACGAGGGCAAAGTATTTCGTTAGGAAACTGCGGCTGATTTCGGTGCCGAGTACGCTGTTGAAGATCACACAGATGCAGAGGCAAATGCTATTGTTGCAACTCAAGAGAGGCGGAGCGCCGCTTCCGTGGAGCTTTATCATGGAGAATCTTGAGATTGATAATTGGGGTAAGAACGAAGGCAATACACTCAAAGACAAGTTCTTTAGTGAGCAGGTTGATTTGCAGGTTATGGAGATTGTTGCCAAAGCCAAGGCAATGATGAAGTTGAAAGAAATGGGCATTGATCCTTCGGTTCTTGAAGGCGGTCAGGATAAAGGAAAAGGCGGCGGTGGAGGTGGCGGAGGGAAAGCTCCGGGAGGACAACACGCAGGTGGACGCCCCAGCAGTGGACAGAAGCCACCTCGTCTGGCGCAAAAAGGTGCGGCAGGTGGAACGCCCAGGACCGTGGTGAAGGAATCCTGATAACTGTAAGAAAACAAACAACATAAGGAGAGGGAATGGCAATAAAAGTTAAGGTGCAGAGAGATTATCTCTTGACAGAATTTTCCGTAGAGGCGAGCGCATCAGAACTGGACGATGTTTTGAAGTCGATAAAGACTAGCGGAAAATCAATCACGCTTTACAACAATGGAGCGGTGCAGGGGATAAATGTGGAGCAAAAGACGAAGTTGACAGAGGCTCAGTCTGTTCAAATCCGCGAACTCATTAACATCGGAGACAAGATTCTATAGTTCGTCAAAGAGAGTGATATAACTTTATGGCGGCGAATATCGAATCGTCGCCATCTAGTTTGGCATAATTAGCAGCATTTGAAATGATTCTAATGTTTCCTTTTACATATCCCATCTTTGGTATTATTCGATCTACACTCGCCCACAGTCTCCTGTCTGGTCCTCCCATGTAGTCTAATTTGACTCCAAAAAAAGGACAATATTCCGGTTTATTCTGTAGATCGGATTCGTCTATATTGAACAATAGATTATTCTTAAGTGCCCTCGCTTTGATTGAGGATACAATATGTTTAGCCCAGTTTTTCTCTCGGTTCCTGTGATAGCGGTCATTATCGCTCTTTCTTAAACATGGCTTACATTTTTTAGATAGTCCATCACTAAATTCAAGATTTACGTGGAAATTGCTATACGGTTGCGGCTCTCCTCCACAATCGATACATATCTTATATTTCTCTTCTCCACCGGAGGCTAAGGAATTCCAATATTCTTGCAACTTTGCGGCATTTCTATCTCTCACAACAGTTCGGTGGTGTTTCTTCTGCGAACTAACAGAATCAAAATTTTGGGTATAGTATTCTGCTGAAAGTTTGGCGACACAAGACTTGCATCTAGGGTACCGCCCATCTCTTCCGACAGTAGAAGGAGTAAAATTATCTACAGGTTGGCTTATTTTGCAGATAGTGCAAACTTTGTCGCCGAACTCAACTGGTTTTCTACGTGTCGCTTTACGTTCATCGTTTATACGTCTATTGCATTCCTTGCAGTAATTTTGAAGCCCATCGTATCGCGCTGCGTTTTTATAGAAGTTATTTAGAGGTTGAGGTTTACCCCCGTATGGGCAATTCGCGTCTGGACAGATTTTTTCTAAAGCGTTATCAGAGTGAACCCGCTTCACTTCAGACATGGTGCATTCTTTTGACTTCTTATCTTTCTTAGGCTCTCCATCGTCGCCACGTATGGACGCTATCCGTAATGCTGCTCGTTTCTTCACCGCATCTTTATTATCCTCATGCCACTTTCTGCAACTGGCGACGAGGCACGCCTTGCACGCGGAGGATAATCCTGTACTGGACTTGTCATCAATATAGAAACTGTCCCAAGGTTGCCATGGATCGCCATTAACACAGGGATTGCGAGAGCATTTCTTTGTCTTATTTTCTAGGTTTATTTTATGTCGGTTGCGGTATGATGGAGCAGATGGGGTTGGCATTTGGCGCTCTCCTAAGCGTTAAGTGTGCGGAGGCTCGAACCTCCACAACCCCATTGTACCACTTTTCACCCCCAAATACAGAGAATAAAGAGCGAAAACTAAGAATCTTTCATTTTGTGCTTGACAAATCGTTTGTTTTGTTCTATTCCTTTTTAAGACGTAGAGAAGTAGCAGCGTCAACACATTAGCACGCGGCCCCCTTATTGGGAACAACTGGCGACTAGGCGATTATGGCCTAGCCGCCATTTTCGTTTGCTCCAAACAAACGTAACCCACACAAAGGAGAAACATCATGGCCCGTCACAAGGTAGCAGGCAAAAAGCACGTGAAGAAGGTTTCCGGTCGGAAGCGCAGAGGCGGCAAGCGTCAAAGCAAGAAGAGCGCAATCAAGGCGTAGTTGGTAGCCACTAACCGTTAGACGGAGACGAAATGGCTACACCAGCAATGCCACCAACGCCAGATCAAGGAGGATCGCCTGCGGGTGGTCCTCCCCCTCCCTCACCTCAAGGTGGACCACAGGGCGGGCCTCAAGGCGGTCCTCCATCTCAAGGTCCAGCCAATCAAATCCAAGAATTGCTCGGCCAATGGTCGCAGGTAGCGCAGCAAATCGCATCTGCGTACCCTAAGATTGCTTCACAGATGAACAAAGTTGTACAGGCGATAGGAGAGGCACAGACGGCAATGGTTACGCCTTCTCAGCCGACTCCGATTTCGCAGCAACCTCAAGTAGGTTAACGCAAAGGAAAATCCGGGAGAATAGTGAACATGACATTAGCAGAAGTTTTGAAGAATTCGGGCTGGACTCAGGAGCAGATTGATGCTCTTGACGCGAAAGCCATGAGTGGGCTTACCAGTTACGTTTCCAATATCGAGCAGACTGCCGCACAGAAAGAACAGGCCGCAAAAGATTTAGCGGCAAAGGCGGAAGCGGATCGGAAAGCACAGGAAGCCGCCGCCGAAGCTGCCAGAGTAGCAAGAGAGGCAGCAGAGGCATCTGAAAGAGGTTGGGCGGATTTTCGGGATAATGTTTATAATCCCGGCATCGCGTATTGGGAAGCGGAAAAGGCAAAATTGGCCAAAGCCGCATCGGATGCAGCAGCGGAAGCAGCGTTCTACAAGGCTCAGAGAGAAAGTTATTTAAGTACGCTCAACATCAAGCCGGAAGACGCTCCAGTATTCATTCCTCCCGCAGCATCTGTAGTTCCTCCCGCTCCAAAGACTCCCGGAACTCCCACATTCACAATTGATGAGGTTCGCAACGAACTAGGAACTTCTCTTGGAACAGTGGCGAATATTCAGTGGGAGTACCAAACGCTTTACGGCAAGCCAATGCCGATCTCGCCTACCGAACTCCTACGGCAGGCTGAGGCCAACAAGTTCAAAGACCCTGCAACCTACGCCTCTCAGATTTTCAAGTTTGCGGAGAAGAAAGAAGAGATGCGTCTAGCAGCAGCGAAGGCCCATGACGATGCCGTAGCCGCCGCCGCTGTAGCTGAGAGGGAAGCAAAGTACAAGGAAGAGACCGACAAACTCAAGGCTGAATTTGCGGCCAAGGAAAGATTGAGAGCGGAGCAGGCCGGTAGCAATCCTGATACGAAGTTGCCTCCAGGATCATCGAAGTTCTCCGATTTGCAAAGAGCAACTAAGGCGGGTGAGCGCAAAGACCCGACCAAGATGACTCAAGCCGAGCGTAGACAAACATCTTTGGACAACATTCACAAGGCTTTGGAAGAAAGACAAGCAGTTGTAGCGTAAGCGGAAGATTCAGAAAAACAGCGTAAATCGCTGAAAGGAAACGAAAATGCCAATTACACCGACCGATCCAACCTTCGGCGAAATTGATTCCACAAACCTAGAGAGCGTCCGCAAAGAGGTGGTCTGGAATAACTTCTTCGTCGGGACTCCTTTCTTGGAAGAGTTACGCCGTGCCGGTGTAGCTGACCCGTATCTTGGCGGCGCAGGTATGACGGAAGTCTTCCTGTACGGTCGTCCGCAGGGCGCTGGCGTGAATCCAGGTCAGACGATCACTGTGACCCGTCAGCAAATTACCGACAAGCTGAAGTTCTATGAGAAGGGCTACGCTTCATGGTTCCCGATGGACGACTGGGAGATGGACGACGGCTCAGGACAGGGCGGTGTGATTAACTCTGGTCCTGCGCGGATTTGTGACATCTACGCGATCTTTATGGAAGCGTTGGTGATGCAGATCAACACAATGCTGGAGATGGATGCATTCCGTCACGGACAGCAATCGTCTCCAACTGTTTCGGATAACCGTTACAAAGTATCGAACGGTTTGGACGAAGCATTGAATAACGGCATTGATCCTTCGCTCTATGGCAATATCTACAAGAGCTACGGACAGCAAGCCAGAAACGGCGCGGTAGGTGCTGCAATCAACGTGACACCGCTTTACCTTGGACAACAGGTAACAACCGGAACTGTGGCCGCACCTGCAACGTCAGGACCGGGACAAATCAACTTCGGTTCATTGATGCAACTCTGGTCGCAGTGCAAGGCGGTGGGTGGAAAACCGAAGCTGGGCATCACAAACGTGTTCGGATTCAAGGCAATTGCGATTGCTCTTGACGCTTATCGCAGAGACATCTCGAACACGAAGCACGACATCATGTGGGATGCTCTGGACTTCAACGGTACGCAGATTTATTCCGATCCTCTGGCTCCTTCGGCTGTTGCGCAGTATTACATTCCGCTTGCAACAGGTGGAGCATCTGGAAACACGAGTTTGGTGGACGGCGTTGGATCGAACACGACAACCATTACCTATACGACTCCTCAGTTTGTCAACTCGTCAGGCGCATCGGTTACGACTTCGCCAACGAACTCCGGTTTGCCATCGAACGCGAACATTCAGCCTTCGGAAGCGATTTACTTCCTGACGCCTGAGACGTTCAAGTTGCGTACAACGGACAGGCCTGCATGGAACTTCGGAGTGCGCAGGACGAGCCAGTGGAACAACGTTAGCGTGGACACGATCTTTATGCGGTTGGCGACGAACCTGTATTGCGTACAACCGAGACAGAATGCATACGCTTTCGGCTTTACGTCAATCGGTTAATCCGTTGTAAGGTGACGGAACAGGAAAAAACGAAGTAGTTTAAGGAGATTAAGATGCCATTTCAGCCTGCACTTCCTACATGGCTTTGCATCAACAACGTAAACTCCCCGTACCAGTCGGGGCAGGGGGATAGCAATACCGGCTTCCCGTACAACGCTGGCGGGTTGAATCAGGGCGACTACTTCGACGCGACAAATGACGAAGCTGCTGGTGCGTCCTATCCGACCAACGGCCTTCTGTATAGCGGTCGTTACCGTTATGTGCAGGTTGATTCAGGCGCGACGGCGGCGAACGTGAAGACGGGAACCGTTGGCTTTATCCGCTCAGGATCATCGGTAAAGAGTGTGGTGGTTTTGACCCAGGGTAGCGGTCAGACTATCGGCACCTATACTGTTGCGGCAAATGTAGGCAGCGGCGGAGGATCGGGTGCAATCATTCAGGTTATCGTAACGGCTGCGAACGCGATAACAGCTACTGTGGTCAATGGTGGGCAGGGATACGTTTCGCCTCCAACATTCACATTAGCAACTGGCGGAACTCCAGGCACGGTTGTGGCGCAGTTGGGAATCAGCCAGAATATTGTTACCAGCGCAGACGTTGCCTTGAGCAGTTCTGCCACGGCAGCGGCAGTAGGACCAGTCCATCCGGTAGTGTTCTTGAATTCTATCACTCCTGGAAACTATGGCTTTGTTCAGGAATCTGGTGTGGCGACTGTGATAGTACAAAACACAAGCGCCACTCAAACGGCACAGCAGTTTGCTATCGTGCAGAGTTCATCGCCAAACGGAACGATGGCTCCATCGAGCGCAACTTATGGACCGTTCGCAATCGGCAACATTCTCGATCCACTGCCAACTACGCCGCCTGCTGGAACTCCGTTTAAGATTCAAATGGACTCGCCAATCTACCAAGACTAATCGCGCATTCGGGGTGGGTAGGAATATCCACCCCGCAGTTCTCGGAAATAAGGAGCGGAAATGATTCTCAACACGCTAACCCCGGTGAAGTACCCGATCCATACTGGAAACCGTCAGGTTTTTGTGGGATACGGTAATCCTACTGCTTCTTATAACCAGACCACAGGCGATATTATTTCGGTAAGTTTTATTCCGTTTAATATTGATGCTGTGCTTGGACTTGCCGTGACGACAGACGGAACTTATATTGGCGTTCCTGTTCCGGTTGGTGGTGTTGCAACTGCGGCAACATGGGCGATTTTCTGGTACACGTTCTCTCTCACAAGCACTCCAGGATGGGTTCCATTAGGAAGCGGAGCCAGTATCGCAACGAAGTCGGTGCAGTTGACAGTGATTGGTGGGGCTTAACGAGTTTCAACACAAGGTCTGTCTTTCCCTCTCCCGGTGATTGCAGACAATTGACGCCCTCTGTAGGCCCGGAAGGGTAAAACCTACGGAGGGCGTTTTAACAGGAGCGGTAGAAAAATCAGAAACAAAGGAGAACTGAAATGCACAGAGGTTTAGGAAAAGCAAAAATTCACAAGGCTTCCGCACCAAGGAACGCTAAGCACACGGTAGCAGCAAACCATCATGTCAAAGGCCACAGCACGATTCATGTTCACAAGGGTGGCAAGGGCAAGGGACGCGGAAAGAAAGCATCGCACAAAACTATCCTGAAGTAATGGGATGTGTCGAAACGAAAGTTCAACAGGGAGAAAGGAAGCGTCATGTCCAAGAAAAAGATGATTGCGAACACGGAAACAATCAAGTTGACCGAAAAGAAGCCTTCCGGTAAAAAGAGGGGCGGTAGGAAGCGTGTAGCAGGAAAGTAGGAAACCGAGATGGCAAAGCCAAAGGCAGGCACTAAGAAACACCTTGTCGGTGCTGGAAGCAAAAGCAACGGTCATCCTGAAGTCGTGTACCCTATGGGCCACTTGACGAAAGTCAGCGGGAGCGGGCGGACTGGCGGCAAGCGAGTGGCTCGGAAGCGGGCGGGGAAGTGAGTGGTGAGACGTGGCGTTTCAAAACATGGTTCAACAGCTATTAGGCATTGCAGGCATGAACCGTGGCCTTGCGGCGACGCTCATCAATGAAGCATACGTCGCTATCCAAGATGAGAACGCTTGGAATTTCCAGATACAAACTGGAGGATGGTTGACCCCAGGAATGCTAGGTGGTCCCAACTCTAATTTCTTAAGTCCAGGCACAATCACCGTCACGCCATTCACTACCACAATTACAGGGGATGCAGTTGCGACGGCGGCATGGACGGCAACTGTTCCCTACCCCCCATTGCTTACACAGCAGCAAATCCGTATTCCAGAATACTCAATCTACAACATTATCGCGCTAGGAAACAACGGTACGGTTGCCTATGCGACGGTGTTGACTCCAGGATCAGGCCAAACTCCCGGCGTTTATACTGTACCCGTTCTTGACCCCTCAATAGGCGCTGGAGCAACGCTTTCTATTACCGTTAACGCGAATGGAACGGTGACGCTACCACCTATTGTGTTGAATGCAGGAAACAACTACACGACTCCATACATCACTTTTGCGGAAGGTGGAACGGCTGCCACTTTCTCAATTACGTTGATTGCTACACTGACGATTGACCGCCCTTGGACAGACCCGATACAGAATCGCGGGGGATATTTAATTTACCAGTGCTATTATCCTGCTCCTGCCGGGTTCAAACGCTGGGAAACCATAGTCGATACGACTAATAATTCTCCTATGGATTGGTGGAGCTTAACACAGGAAAATTTGTCGCAAGACGACCCTCAGCGCACAGATTTTGCCCAACCAACCAATGTCGTTCCCTATGGTTTTGATACCAGAAATGGTAGCTCTACTTATGGGCAAATGTTGTACGAACTTCATCCCCACCCCCTAGAAATCTTACCCTACACATTTATGTGTCAGTGCAATCTTCCGCCTCTTGTTAATCCGACAGACACAATTCCAGCGCCGCTCACAGAGGAGTTAGTAAAGTGGAGAGCACAGGAAGTAGCCTTTTTGTGGAAGGAATCACAGAAGGGTGATGAGATGGAAAGAGGTTCAGGTGCAAACTGGCAATTTCTCGCCCAGGCAGCGCGTAAGGAATACGATGACCGGCTCAAAAAAATCAGGATTATGGACCGGCACCTTGGAGACATTTACTTTACGAAAGCAAGAATGAGCGTCCCATCGTGTGATGGAGACCCATCTTCGTACACAGGAAACCAAGCAAATGTCGGCTGGTAGCCGATAAGAGGAGAACAATATGCCTTCCTATCC